GTTATTCTGGCCACCCTGAGCGAACTGAACCGGGCAAGGGATGACGCAAAAGATTACGCCGATGAGGTTGCCGGTGAGCTGGACGCCAGCCTGAAAACCCTGATCAGTGAGGCTGTGTCTGAAGCGATCACGGCGGCAAAGCGTGATTTCTGGGAGGAAGAAAACCCCAGGGGAACGGTGCGATTTTTCGCGCAGAAGATGGACCCGAATGAACTGTATCCGTGGTCTACGTGGGTTTACACCGGCGAGAATAAATCTATCCGTATCAGCAAAGCTGACGGCAGCAACGTCGGCCAGACCGGCGGCAGTGATACCGTGACAATCAAGCGTGAAAACCTGCCAGCGGAAACGCTCGACGTGTCAGGCAAAGCGGCGTCAGCCGAACTGAACAACGTGGAAACCACGGAGGCAGGCGGTGCGGAGTTTAACGTGTATCGCTTTGGTGTTGACGGGCGCGAGAACAGCAGAGGCAAGTTTTCACTGGATGATGTGGAAATGGGTGATATCCCTGTACCTGTGGAGATCCAGCCCCATAAACACACCATCAGCCTGACGGTCCCGGAGCGGGATGTTAGCGGTAAAACCGAGGCACTCGGTCAGGGTAAAACGATAAGTGTCGTTGAGGCACACACTCTGTTAATGTGCTGGGCGCGTACCGCTTAACGTCAGGCGGCGCAGCAACCTGTCCGGCAGTGAACCAGCGGGCGCTAACCAAATGCACTCCCCTCCCTGAGCTGACAATCTGAGCGCACCCTTATAACGGAGTGCATCAGATGTCTGATTATCATCACGGTGTCCGTGTTGTCGAAGTTAACGACGGCACGCGCACTATCTCCACCGTTTCAACGGCGATTGTCGGCATGGTCTGCACCGCAGAAGATGCCGATGCCGCTGCATTTCCTCTCAACACCCCCGTCCTGTTGACCAATGTGCAGGGCGCCATCGCGAATGCGGGTAAAAAAGGCACCCTGGCCGCGTCCCTTCAGGCCATTGCCGATCAGTCAAAACCGGTGACTGTGGTTGTTCGCGTGAAAGAGGGCGCGACCGATGCTGAGACGGTTTCGAATATCATCGGTGGCACCGATGAGAATGGCCGTTACACCGGCATGAAAGCGTTGTTATCTGCGCCAACTCAGCTCGGCGTCAAACCGCGCATCCTTGGCGTGCCGGGACTCGACTCGCTGGAAGTGGCGACAGCGCTCGCTAGCATTGCACAGCAGCTGCGCGCCTTTGCCTATGTGACCGGCTGGAACTGCAAAACAATTTCAGATGCCATTGCCTACAGGGAGAATTTCAGCCAGCGCGAACTGATGGTGATCTGGCCGGACTTCATCGCTTGGAACACCACTGCTAACGCGTCAGAAACCGCCTGGGCGACTGCCCGTGCTCTGGGCCTGCGAGCAAAAATCGACAACGATACCGGCTGGCATAAAACGCTGTCTAACGTTGGCGTGAATGGCGTGACCGGTGTTTCGGCGTCCGTGTTCTGGGATCTGCAGCAGACCGGTACTGATGCTGACCTGCTGAATGAGGCATGTGTAACCACGCTGATCCGCAAAGACGGTTTCCGCTTCTGGGGTAACCGTACCTGCAGTGATGATCCGCTCTTTGCTTTTGAGAATTACACCCGTACCGCGCAGGTGCTGGCCGACACGATGGCCGAGGCGCATATGTGGGCCAACGACAAACCGCTGACCCCGACGCTGGTGCGCGACATTATCGCGGGCATTAATGCCAAGTTCCGCGAGCTTGTAAACGCCGGTTATTTGCTGGGCGCGTCGTGCTGGTATGACGAAAGCGCCAACGATAAGGACACGCTTAAAGCAGGCAAGCTGTTTATTGATTACGACTATACCCCCGTCCCGCCGCTGGAGGATTTAACCCTGCGCCAGCGCATCACCGATACCTATCTGGCGAACTTCGCCGCATCGGTTAACAGCTAAGGAGCCGGATAAATGGCACTGCCAAAAAAACTGAAGTACCTGAATTTATTTGCTGACGGTAACAGCTTCCAGGGTGAAGTTACGGCCATCACCCTGCCGAAACTGTCCCGCAAGCTGGACCCGTTCCGGGGCGGCGGTATGAACGGTGCAGCCCACATTGATAACGGCCTGGACGATGACGCGCTGGATGTTGAATGGACGATTGGCGGGATTAATGAGCTGGTGCTTACGCAGTGGGGGGCATCAGCCGTGCCGCTGCGCTACACCGGCTCTTATCAGCGCGATGATACCGCCGAAATTATTGCGGTTGAGATTGAGCTGCGCGGACGGCATCAGGCGTTTGATTTTGGTGAAGCGAAACAGGGTGAAGACACTGAAACCAAAATCACGACCAAATGCACCTATTACAAACTCACCTGGAACGGTAAAGAGCTGATTGAGATCGATACGGTAAACATGGTGGAGAAAGTCAACGGCGTTGACCGGCTGGAACAGCACCGCAAAAACATCGGTCTGGTTTAACCCTCCCTGCAGCCAGCGCACGGCGCTGGCACTCACTGAATAACGAGAGCTGAAAAATGGAACTGAAAGAAAACGTCATCACTTTGGAAACCCCAATCAAGCGCGGTGAGATTGAGATTACCCAGGTAGAAGTGATTAAGCCAACTGCGGGTGCTCTACGAGGCGTTCGCCTGGCCGATTTGTGTTCGTCGGATGTGGACTCTCTGATGGTGGTCCTGCCGCGCATCACTGTCCCTTCGCTGACAAAGGCTGAGTGTCTTATGCTCGACCCTGTGGATCTCATTGGCCTGAGTGGTCAGGTGATCGGTTTTTTATCACCGAAGTCGGTCGAGTAAACTGGCCCCGCCGCATGACCGTCGGCGATCTGATGGCGGATATTGCCACCATCTTTCACTGGCCCCCTTCTGAAATGTACGTAATGCCGCTGTCCGAGTTACTGGACTGGCGGCATCAGGCGATGATCCGCAGCGGAGTGAAACCTGATGAGCAATAATCTTCGCCTGCAGGTGTTACTGCGGGCTGTCGATCAGGCTAGCCGTCCATTCAAAGCCGTGCAGAATGCGACAAAGCAGACCTCGCAGGGCATCCGCCAGGCGCAGGCTGCACTGACTGCGCTGGATGCAAAAGCGGCGCGTATCGACGGTTTCCGGAAAACCAGCGCACAGCTTGCCGTCACTCAGCAAAAGCTGAAAGAAGCAAAAGACGAAGCCGAGCGGCTGGCTGTTCAGTTTCGTAACACCGCACGCCCCACGGCGGCACAGGCGCGTGAGCTGGATAAGGCCCGCGCCGCTGCCAGTGCCCTGCAGGTGAAGACAAACAGCCTGCGACTTTCCGTACAGCAGCAGCGCGAGGCCTTAAACGCTTCCGGGATCTCGACGCGCCGCCTGAGCAGTGAACAGCAACGGCTGAGAACCGAGGCCGCGCAGGTGACAGCGAATCTCGCCCGCCAGCGTGCCGAGCTGCAACGGCTTAACCAGCACCAGGAACGGCTTAACCGGACAACTGAACGTTACCGGCGCGGGCAGGAAATATCCGGGAAGGTGCGTAACGGTGGTGCGGCCGCCTTTGCCGGTGGTTCTGCCGCGCTGATTGCCGGTGGTGCGCTGCTGGCTTCAGGGGTGGAGTTTGACGCGCAGATGTCGGAAACGCAGGCGTTGCTTGACGTCAGCAAAACCGATCCGAAACTGGCGGCAATACGTAATCAGGCGCGGGTGATTGGTGGGAGTACCGCGTTTTCCCCGACCGATGTTGCGCGTACGCAGAGCACGCTGGCGCGCTCGGGTTACGATGCTGATGCGGTGTTGGCCTCGACTGAATCCACGGTAAACCTGTCGCTGGCGTCCAAGGTCGATATAGCCGAGGCGGCGGATATCGTTACCAATATGCAGACCGCGTTTAAAATCCCTATGTCGGAGATCCAACGCGTTGCGGATGTGATGACGAAGGGATTCACAAAATCCAACACATCGCTGCTGGAGTTGGGTGAGGCCATGAAGTATGCCGCGCCAATCGCTCGCGCCGCCGGGGCCAGCATCGAACAAACCACGGCGATGCTCGGTATCATGGCCGACAATGGGATTAAGGGCTCAATGGCGGGTACTGGCGGCAGTGCAGTATTCAGCCGACTCCAGGCCCCTGTCGGCCAGGCTCCTGCCGCGCTTAATGAGCTGGGGGTTAAGACGCGGGACAACAAAGGGAACATGTTGCCGGTGTTCGGGATACTGAAAGCTATTGATGCGTCGTTCAAGAAAAATCGCCTAGGGACGGCGCAGCAGGCCGAGTACATCAAAACGATATTCGGTGAAGAGGCTGCGAAAAGCGTTATCAGCCTGATTGATGCTGCCGGTGACGGCAAGCTGGATGCCAAGTATGCGATGTTGATGAATGCTAAAGGATCGGCCGAGCGTGTGGCGAACATCCAGGTCGATAATCTGTCGGGTGATTTAAAAAATCTGTCGTCAGCATGGGAAGATATCCGCATTGAGGTATTCGACCAGCAGAACTCAGCGCTGAGAAAACTAACCGTGACTGCAAACGACTGGCTGATTAAAGCTGGTGAGTGGGTAAAAGCCAATCCTGATCTGACAAATAAAATCGTGATGGTCACCGGTGCTGTGACTGCGCTGGTTGCCGGGCTGGGCCTGGTCGGTTTAATCGCGTGGCCGGTGGTGGCCGGGCTGAATATGATTATTGCCGGTGCCGGGTTGCTGGCTACGGGGTTTAGCCTGGTGAGCGGTACGGTGATTGCGGCGCTGAGCGCTATCACGCTGCCGGTGGTTGCCGTCGCTGCTGCTATCGTGGCCGGGGCGCTGTTGGTTCGAAAATACTGGGAACCCATCAGCGCGTTTATCTCCGGCTTTGCTGAGGGCTTTGTGGCGGCGATGGGGCCGATTGGCGATTCCTTCAATTGGCTTAAGCCGATATTCAGCTGGGTAACAGAGAAGATAAAAGCGCTTTGGGACTGGTTTGGCAAGTTGCTGGAACCCGTCAAATCCACGCAGGCTGAACTGCAGGCGGCGGGTGACATGGGTAAAAAGTTCGGCAACATGCTTGCTGATGCGCTCAAAATCCCGGGGGAGGCGTTGAACCAGCTGCGGTCCGGTATTGATTGGGTGCTGGAAAAGCTTGGCGTTATTGACAAAAAGTCAGAGGACTTAAGCGAGAAAGTACCCGGACCTGATTCGGTAGCAACCGGTGGCGCTGGCTGGTCGGGTGATGGCCTGCAGTATAACTTTGCAACCGGCGGTGCGACTTACCAGCCTGTAACCGCACCTGCATCGAAAGGTAGCTTTACAGACAGCAGCGTCAATCACTATCAGTACGATATCAACATGCACCCGGGTATGACGAAAGACGATGCGCTGGCGCTGATGGCACAGCACCAGGAGAGGGAGAAGCGTAACCGGGCTGCGGCGCAGCGAAGCAAATTAGGCGGGGAGGATTAACAGATGATGATGATCTATGGGCTGTTGCCGTTTATGCGACAGACGATGCCTTACTCAGAACTTCAGCACAATGCCGATTGGCGATGGCCGACTAACAGCCGGGTCGGACAGCGTGCGTCTGCGCAGTTTCTGGGGCCAGGTGATGAGAGGATCACCCTGTCGGGGGAATTACGACCGGAAATAACTGGCGGCGCATTGTCGCTGCTGGCATTTAAGCTGCTGGCCGATGAGGGGCGCGCGTGGCCGTTGATTGGTGGTAACGGCACGATTTACGGGATGTACGTTGTAGAGAATCATTCCGCTACCCAAAGTGAGTTCTTTTCGGACGGCAGCGCCCGAAAAATCACGTTTTCACTCAGCCTGCTGCGTGTGGATGAATCGCTGACCTCCATGTTTGGCGATCTGCGAAAGCAGGCCGACGAGACGATAGCGGGGATCGGCAATCTGCCAGGGCAAATTACCGCAGCGATGGATAAAGTGAAGACCGCGGCCGGCAACGTGATTTCAACCGTAGGGGGGCTTGTATGATGGTGGGGGTCAGCGGTTTTGAAATGCCTGCCGGAGCTAAATTAAGTCCGGATTTTTTACTGACGGTGAATAGTCAGGATGTAACGGCCAACATTAAGCCCCGGCTTATTTCGCTGACGATGACGGATAATCGGGGATTTGATGCCGATCAGCTGGATATTGAGCTGGACGACGCCGACGGCAAGCTGGTGATGCCGATACGCGGTGCTGTGGTGTCGCTGTTTCTCGGCTGGCAGGGACAGGCGCTGGTGAGCAAGGGGCAGTTTACCGTTGATGAAGTAGAGCACCACGGCGCGCCGGATATCATGACCATACGAGCTCGCAGCGTTGATTTCCGTGGAACGTTCAACAGCCGCCGGGAGGTGTCGTATCACGACACAAAGCTGGGGGATATCGTGCGGCAGGTGGCCGGGCGTAACAAGTTGGATGTGTCACTGGCGCAGGGGCTGGCGGATATTGCTGTCGCTCACATCGATCAGACGCAGGAGAGCGACGCGAAGTTTCTGACCAGATTGGCTTCTCTGTATGGCGCGGTGGTGGCTATCAAGGCCGGTAAGCTGATGTTTATCCGGCCCGGCAACGGTGTAACGGCAAGCGGCAAGCCGATCCCTCAGATGACAATTGTCAGGGCAGACGGAGATCGGCATTCATTTAGTATTGCCGATCGTGGCGCGTACAGTGGCGTAACTGCCAGCTGGCTGCATACAAAAGACCCGAAGCCGAAAAAGGTAAAACTGCAGCGTAAGCCGAAGGTGCAGTACTTGCGCGCGCTGCAGCACCCAGCGGCCAAGAAAACTAAGGCGGCGGTGGCAAAGCCTGTCGAGGCGAAAGAAGGAGAATACCTAGTTGGCTCAGAAGATAACGTATTCGCACTGACCACGGTTTATAGCACTAAAGCTGCAGCGATGAATGCGGCAACGGCAAAGTGGGAAAAGCTGCAGCGCGGCATCGCTGAGTTTTCACTTACGCTGGCAAAAGGCCGGGCCGATCTGTTCCCGGAAACGCCTGTGGTAGTCAGCGGTTTTAAGTCAGTGATCGATGCGCAGCTGTGGACAATCAGCAAGGTAACGCACAGCTTGAGCGGGCAGGGTTACATCACGTCATTAAATTTTGAGGTTCTCCTTACAGATTTAACCTACAAAGTAGAAGATTAAGCTCACTTAAAGTGAATTTTGTTGCTATTTTTGGTGGTGTGGAGTATTAAATAACCACGCTAACAGGGAGATACTTAAGATGATGCATTGCCCGCTTTGCCAGCATGCCGCACATGCCAAGAGCAGCAGATATATTTCGAGAGAAACGAAAGAGCGCTATCACCAGTGTCAGGATATTAACTGCAGCTGTACTTTCAAAACACACGAAACGCTGGCTATGGTTATCGTCACTCCGGGACAGGTTAATCGAGTTCCGGTATTCACCGGTCACCAAAGCCAGCCATCATTGATCCACTGATCATTACGATAAAATGCCAGGCCCCGTTATAGCGGGGCTTTTGTTTTTATTGGTCTTTTGTATAAAGATGTGTATTTCCTAATAGAACTACATTTGCTTCGTTTTTCATCAGTTTACCCATCTGATTACAAATCACCGAAGGGTTTACGAGGGAGTATCCGAACCCTTTAAACTTATTGGTAACGCTGATCTGCGTAATGCCGCTTAAATATCCTGCAGGTACGTCATTAGTCCAGATGGGGGAGCATACCCCGCTGGAGATTATCGCAGTGTAAATCTCATCATCAATTTTTGCGTCAGGGCTAACCACTGTTATTTGGCTTTCTTTTTGGGATATCTCTATTGGCTGCCAGGCGGAGAGATTCTTTTTAAGAATCGCCAGGTCGGATTTCTGTGCAAAAGCGGTAGAAGAGAAAAAGGTTACGGCACTGAGCATGGTTGCTATGAAACGCGTCAT